GAAAAAATGACAATGAAAACATTCCATTAAAAGAATGTGATTGTGTTGGATATTTTTATCAGGGCAATTGGTGGGAAGTTAACATAAAATTATACGATTTATTGAAAAAAATTTTAACAGCATGGAATGTGAACAAAATAAAATTATAAAGCAAATTTTGGCTTTAAAAAAAAACCTTATAAATTGTGATAATAAATTGGCAATTCAAAAATTGCAACAAAAATTAATAGACAATGAACATAATAAAACAATTATTCGAGATAAAACAAAATCAAAATTACATCATTACAATTCCGAAACATTTTGAAAGCAAACGTAAATACAAAAAATTTATGAAATCCACGAATAAATTTATAAAGACAAATATTACGTATGATAGACGAACTTAGAAATTTAGGAATAAAAATAACAGGAAACAAAACACAATTTAAAACAACATGTCCAAAATGTTCACACACACGAAAAAACAAATTGGAAAAATGTTTGTCAGTAAATACAACAGACGGAAAATATTGTTGTCATAATTGTGGTTGGTCTGGTTATGCAAAAACAACCAAACAACAATACACGATTCCACCAAAAATTAGTGTTGAATTAAGTCCAAAAATTATTGATTGGTTTAAAGAACGTGCAATTAGTTTGGCTACATTGTCGAATTGGAAAATATCGGAAAGCGTTGAATATATGCCACAAGTTCAAGAAAATCAAAAGTGCATCAATTTTAATTATTTTAAAAATGAAAAATTAGTTAATATTAAATATCGTTCAGCTGACAAAAATTTTAAAATGGTTAAAAATGCTGAATTGGTTTTTTATGGAATCGACAATTTAAAAAATCATGTTGGACGTTGTTACATAGTCGAAGGCGAAATGGATGCTTTAAGTTTACACGAAGCTGGAATTTATTCTGTCATTTCTGTTCCGAATGGTGCAAGTAAAGGAAATCAAAATTTACAATATTTAGACAATTGTTATGAATTTTTTAAAGAAATAAACGAAGTGATTTTATGCACAGACAATGACGAAGCTGGAATAAAATTACGTAATGAATTGGCAAGACGTTTGGGATATTACAGGTGTAAATTTGTTGATTGGGGAGAATATAAAGATGCCAATAATGTTTTAATTGAAAAAGGAAGTGAAACGTTAAGGACGTATTTAAAAAAAGCAAAACCATATCCATTGGAAGGTGTTTTAAATATTGATGACATTTGGGATAGTGTTTTAAATTATTCAGAACAAGGCATTGAAAATTTTTCCATTGGATTGGGAGAAAGCGACACGTATTTTAAAATGGCATTTGGCGAATGGTCGGTTGTGAGTGGCATTCCAAATTCAGGCAAATCGGATTTAATCGACCAAATTTTAGTTAACATGGCTGTCAAATATGGATTTAGGTCAGCAATATTTTCGCCAGAAAGTTTTCCATATGAAGGACATATAAAACGAATGGCAAATAAATTTAAAAACAAAATGTGTTCCACAGATGATTTGGACGACAGCAAAGAATTTATAAAAGAATATTTTTCATGGATTAAAATTGATTTAAAAAATTTGACGTTAAATGGAATATTACAAGCATTCAAAGAATTGGTGTTACAACGTGGTGTTAAAATTTGTGTCATTGACCCTTATAATATGCTCGACCATTCAGCACAAAAAGATTTTAGTTACATCGGCAAACAATTAAGTCAAATAACACAATTTTGCCAACAAACAAACACACATTTATTTTTAATTGCACACCCAAGAAAAATCACGTCAGAAAATGGTGTTTTTGCTAAACCAAATTTATATTCAATAAGTGGTTCAGCCGATTTTTTTAATAAAGCATATAACGGAATAATTGTTTATCGTTGCATTGGCAATCGAACAAAATATAAATCTGATTTGGTTAAAGTTCATGTCGAAAAAGTAAAACGAAAAGAAAACGGCCAGCTGGGAACATTTGAAGTGGCACCAGATTTTAAAAATGGTGGTGTTTATCGTGCATTGGATAAATCAGATAAAATAATTACAATTGAAAAAGACATTCCATTTTAATGACAACAAAAGAAAAAATAGAAAAATTTACCAAAGAAATAACCGATTTGTTAATTGAAAAAAATAAAGCATATGGCGACAGCGCAACAAATCCAAAAATTCGTGTTTTTAGCAAACATTTAAAATTAACCGATGGTTTAAGAAGTCGCATTGATGACAAATTAAATAGGATTTCCAACATTGGTTTTGACAGCAAATTTAACGAGGACACATTGAAAGATTTAATTGGTTATCTCATTCTTTTGTATATTGCAGAAAATGAGAATAAAGATAGATTTATTTCCTGACGGTTTATTATTTGGTTTTACATATTACCCAAAATCCACATATGACGAATTTGATTTTACCGAAATCAATATTTATTTATTATTTTGTAAAATTCATTGTCAATGGAACCAAAATTAAAAGCACAAAGCTGGTGTTTAGCCAATGGATTTAAAATTTATATTTTGCCTTTAAAAAACGACAATCGTGTCAAAATTGTCGTAGAAAATCACGATTCCAAATATATTTCTCCTGTTTTTTATAATAATCAATCGTTAGCATCGTCAAAAATTTGGGAGATTTACGAATATTTATACAAAAAACATAAAAAAAATAAAAAAAATTAAAAAAATATTTGCTAATTAAAAGAATATTTGTATATTTACATAGTAAAACAATTAAAACATATATACAAATGGAAAATTTAACAAACATTAAAAAACAAAACGAAGAAACAATTAAAGCATTATCAGTTTTAATTAATAAATTCAAACAAGACAAAACAGATGCTGTATTGCAAGTTGTAACGGAATATATTTCAGACAAAACTGGAATTGATGTTTCAATACTTTTTGAATCAGAAAACAATTACAGAATTCCATTGAGAACAGGAATTCACAAAAATGATTTATGTAATGTTGACGGACAATATATATTTGGCAGAAGTTATAGAGAATATGTGCTTGACATGTATGTTAACATGTCGTCATTTAATTCAGATAATTTTCACAAATATCCGAATGATTATGACATCAACCAAAGAATTGCAGCTTTACAATTGACACCTTTTTTAACAGAGGATTTTGTTAGAGAAATTTCTGACGTTGTTGGCACAATACATTTAGGTGCTGACGAAGATTTTGCAATGCAAATGGAAAGCAAAAAAAATGCTTTGTCATCAGAAAATTTACAATTGGCAAATGACATTCAAGAAATTTGGGAATTGCAAGTTTTGGAAACGTTACAAAACAATGACGTTGTAGTTGATGACAGATTATATTGGGGTGTTGGAGATTATTCTTACGAATATGCTGAAGAATTACGAATTGACAAGGTTAATCCAAAATCAATTGGTTGTTCATTCATCAAGAAAAGAGGTCTTGAGTCGCCACGTGTTGTAACAAAAAATGTTAAAACATCAGCATTTTTTGACATGGTTTGGGGTCTTGTTAAGGCTGAAAAAACAACTGACGAATTAATAAAAGAAGCAAAGGTAGAAAAAGAATTAAATATTGCTTAATTTACAAATTATTAATTTGTTTTACGGGGGTTGATTATTCAGCCCCTTTTTTTTTTAAAAATTTTTTTTCTAATTTTACAAAAAAGAAAAACAATGAAAATAGCGATTAACAAAATAAAACCTAACACGAATAATCCACGTTACATTAAGGACAACAAATTCAAAAAATTAGTCCAATCAATAAAAGAATTTCCACAAATGTTAAAATTAAGACCAATTGTCGTTAATTCAGACATGATGGTTTTGGGTGGCAATATGAGATTAAAAGCATGTAAAGAAGCTGGATTAAAAGACGTTTATGTAAAAGTGGCAAGCGATTTAACCGAACAACAACAAAAAGAATTTATAATAAAAGACAATGTTGGTTTTGGGGATTGGGATTGGGATATTTTGGCAAACGAATGGGACACAAATGATTTGGATGATTGGGGTTTGGACGTCCCAAAAGAACCATTACCAGCTGAGGAATTTGATTTTGAAAATGAAGCATGGTTTTTAAATATTGAATTTGAGGACGAAAACGAAGCACAAAAATGGTATGAAAAATTAAAACAAGAAAATTTAAATATAAAAATCGTTCAATGATACCAAAAACAATTGAAATTATTTTAAAATCAGACGTCAACAAAGAATTTAGATGTCAAGTTGCCGCAAATAGTTTGGACATTGACGTTGAAAAAAAATCAACACATCATTTAAAAATCGACAACATAAATTTACCAAATGAATGGAATATTGGATTGGTTTATGGAAATTCAGGAAGCGGAAAAACAACAATGATTAAACATTTATTTGGCGATGACGTTTTTGACGTAAAATTAAATGAAAACGAGCCAATAATTAATCAATTGGATAAATCGTTGACATATGACGAATGTGCCAAAATGTTAAATGGCATTGGATTAAATTCTGTTCCATGTTGGATTAGGCCTGTTAAAACATTATCCAATGGGCAAAAAGCACGTGCTGAAGCCGTTTATTTAATGACACAAGCAGACGAAATTTGTTTTTTAGATGAATGGACATCTGTCGTGGACAGAACGGTAGCAAAAGCAATGTCAAAATGTTTATATAAATATGCGAAACGAACAAACAAAAAAATTGTTTTATGTTCATGTCATATTGATATAATCGAATGGTTAAATCCTGATTGGTTAATTGATTGCAACAAACAAAAATTTTTGC